GCAGCGTCAGCCACCGGCGACCAAGGTGCAGCGTCAGCCACCGGCTACCGAGGTGCAGCGTCAGCCACCGGCGACCAAGGTGCAGCGTCAGCCACCGGCTACCGAGGTGCAGCATCAGCCACCGGCGACCGAGGTGCAGCATCAGCCACCGGCGACCAAGGTGCAGCATCAGCCACCGGCGACTATGGTGCAGCGTCAGCCACCGGCGACCAAGGTGCAGCGTCAGCCACCGGCTACCGAGGTGCAGCATCAGCCACCGGCAAGGATAGCATTGCTCTTGCTGCCGGATACGGGTGTAAGGCTAAGGGAGCTATAGGTTGCTGGATAGTCCTCGCAGAACGTGGAGAATGGAACGGTAATACCTACCCGATTAAGGAGGTCAAGGCGTTTGAAGTTGACGGGGAAAAGGTTAAGGCTGACACATGGTATATGCTAGTCAATGGACAGCTTAAGGAGGTTTAGTGGAAGTAATATAATTAAAATAGTTTAGATATGAAACAGACAACCATTCTCGAATTTAAATATTGGCTCCGGATACATGGCTACCGATTAAAGTGGTTCGGTACTGGAACAAAAAACAATCCAATCAAAATTAAATCAAGGGAAAAAAGAAATAAATAATCATGAATAATGATCGCCAAAAAATATTAGCTGATTACGTCTCTTACTTGTTTACAACAAGAAGGACCTATGATACCATCGGTAAATACATCAAGTATGTAACTGATTTTCTTGAAAGTGCTGAAGATATTAATCGTCGTAGTTATATGGCTTATAAGCGTGAGAATGCCAATATTGGGGCACGTTATCCATTGATGAGTGAAGCCATTTGTGATTTATTACACCATCTTAAAATCGGATATAACCGTAAGGACCAGAAGATAAAGACATTAGAAAGGCTTGATGCCATTTCGGAGAAGAATAGAAGACTATTGAATGATTTTATTGTATGGTTGACTGATAGTAATGATTATTCACCGCATACAGTGGATATTTATCATACATCTATGAAGCAATTTTTTGCATACGCCAACGTTATAAACATGGAAAACTGCAAGAGGTTTATACGGACTTTAGAAGAGAAATCATTATCCCCACAGACCATCCGTCTACGTATTACCGCTTTGGAAAAATTTTCAAAATGGATGAAAAAGCCGATAGAGCTTAAGCGACCTAAGCTTAAGCGCAAACTTGATGTAAACAATGTTCCGACTGAAGATGAGTATAACAGGTTATTGAACTATCTTAAGGAGAAAAGCAATAAGGATTACTATTTCTTCGTTAAAGTTTTGGGAACAACGGGTGCTCGCCTGTCAGAATTCCAGCAGTTCACATGGGAAGATATCATATCCGGGGAAGTGACATTAAGAGGAAAGGGTAACAAGTACAGACGTTTTTTCTTTCAAAAGCAATTGCAGCAGGAAGCGAAGGCTTATGCTAAGGAACATGGTAAGACTGGGATTTTTGCGGTAGGGAGATTCGGACCGATTACACAGCGGGGCTTTTCCCAAAACTTGAAAGCATGGGGGAAACATTGCGGCATTGATTCAAAGAAGATGCACGCACACGCCTTTCGCCATTTTTTCGCTAAGATGTTCCTGAAAAAAAACAAAGATGTAATTCAACTCGCTGACCTTTTAGGCCATGGGAGTGTAGACACAACTAGAATTTATTTACAGAAAAGTTATGACGAACAAAAAAAAGATTTTAATCGAAACGTTACATGGTAGTGTAGCACAGCTCAATGAGCTGTCAGCTATGACCGAAGGGATAGACATCTATGATGCTACCGGGCATGTTGATACAAATTTTCTTATAGAGACGCTATCTTGCGTCAATGCCTTCATGGACGCAAGCAACATAGTTGTCCAAAGGATATCTTCGTTGCTAGCTCCGGATGGCTCAATAAGCAAAAAAAAGGAGCAGGCTGATGAAGGTAAGAAATGGAGTGTGGAAGAGATATTGAAACATTGTACTCTTGAGAACAATATCCTCAAACTTCCTAAGGTTCAATTCAATAAAAAAACTTATGCCGAAGCAAAGAAGTGGATAGAAGAAGCTGGCGGCTCATGGCAAGGTGGGAAGATACAGGGTTTCACATTCCCGTTTAATCCGGAACGTGTGTTTTCCATACTGAAAGAGGGTAAACGGTGTAACCTACAACAGGATTACCAATTCTTTGAAACTCCGGCCGATGTTGCTGACTGGCTGGTTATGCTTGCCGGAGGGATACATGAGGATGATACGGTACTGGAGCCGAGTGCCGGGCGTGGCGCGCTTATACAAGCAATCCACCGGGCTTGTCCTTCTGTAATGGTTGAATGTTATGAGCTGATGCCGGAAAACAGAGAATTTCTTCATACCCTTAGCAACGTAATATTGCTTGATGAAGACTTTACCAAAAACAGTGTAGGTAGTTATACTAAGATAATTGCAAATCCTCCGTTTTGCGGTAATCAGGATATAGAGCATGTCAAGCTTATGTATGAACGTTTGGAAGAAGGCGGTACGCTTGCAGCAATAACCAGCCAACACTGGAGATTCGCTTCGGAAAAGAAATGTATTGATTTCCGCAACTGGCTGAAAGAAGTACATGGAGAGGTGTTTGAAATCAGCGCAGGCGAGTTTAAAGAGAGTGGCACATCTATTAGTACAATGGCGGTAGTTATAAAAAATAATTCAAATCGGAACAGAAATGAACGGTGAAACAAAAATCATATTAGATGCCTGTTGCGGTAGCCGAATGTGTTGGTTTGATAAAGAAAACCCTTTGGCTTTGTTTGCTGACATTAGGGACGAAGAATACATTCTTTGTGATGGCCGAAATCTGAAAGTCCACCCAGACATCGTATCGGACTTTACCGATATGCCGTTTTTGGATAAATCCTTTAAACTGGTAGTGTTTGATCCACCCCATTTGCTAAAGGTTGGTAAAAATAGTTGGTTAGCCAAGAAGTATGGTAAACTTCCTGAAGATTGGCCAAGGGTGATAAAAAAGGGAATTGATGAATGCTTTCGTGTTCTGGATGACTACGGAGTTCTGATTTTCAAATGGAATGAGGATCAGATAACAGTTAGGGAAGTATTGAGTGCCATCAATCGGCAACCACTCTTCGGCCATACTACAGGAAGACATGGAAAGACCATGTGGATGTGTTTTATGAAACTATCAAATGACGCATAACGATTTAGAAATGAAGCAAAGTAAATTGACTCACGGTTCTCTGTTTAGTGGCATTGGTGGCTTTGAATTAGGAGCTAAAATGGCAGGAATTAATACTTTATGGAATTGTGAATTTGAGGAGCATAAAAGGAAAGTTTTAAAACGTCATTTCCATGATGCAATACAATACACAGATGTTTGCACCACTGTATACCCTCCTTATGTAGATATTATTAGTGGGGGATTTCCTTGTCAAGACATATCAATAGCAAATGTTTCAAAAAAAAATTGGGAAAATGGAAAAGTTAAAGGAATCAATGGAGAACGTTCTGGATTATGGAAACAATATAAAAGAATTTTGGGGGAAGTTAGACCTAAATACATCATGTTTGAAAACAGCCCAATGCTCACTATTCGAGGATTCGAGCAAGTCCTTTGCGACCTTTCCAAGAGCGGGTATGATGCGGAATGGCAATGTTTATCGGCTTCGCAATTTGGGTTCAATCACAGAAGAGAACGTATTTACGGCATTGCCTACTCCAGCGAAATCGGACGCAAAAGTCATATTGAAATCTTCCGTCCAATACAAGAGATATTACATGAAAGGGCACCAAGACAAAGCCCTGTATCAATTCCAATTAAACGGTTTAACAGCAAATCAAGCTATGATGATGTACGAATGGATGATGGGTTTTCCGATGGATTGGACAAGAGAAGAATAGAAGATATGGGTAATGCGGTGATACCAGTGATTGCCTACTATCTATTTGAATGTATTAAGATTTTCGATAAACAATTAGAGTAAAACAAAAACATGAATAAGGAAGAATTTTTGAGCAAAAGAGACGCCATTGATTTAAAGTTAAAAGAATTGAATGGCGAAAAGGAACAGCTGGAAAAGGAATACATTGAATCCAACCAAGGATTCCCTGTTGGAAGCAAGGTCTGTATAACGGTCCCGGCTCATGAAAGGTTTTCTCTTTTGAGCAATGAAAGGATATTGGTCCCCGAAGTGAAGAAGTTAGCCTATATTGCATATTATGAGATTGATGATAACGGAGAGGTTGTTCCCTCTTTAAGACAGTTGGATTGCAATGGGGGCATGTCAGAAATGCCTTTATATGTTAATTTTAAAAAGGTTATAATTGAATTAGCGTAAATTATGAAACAGAAGTTAGAAGAAGCAGCAGAAGAATATGTAGAATCAGTAATTGATTCATTCGGGACAAACGGAGTTCCGAATGGCGTTTCCGATATTAAGGAAATGATTGCTCTTGGTTTTGAAAATGGCACATCATGGCTTTCAAGTCAGATTAAATCTATCATCCTGGATGATACGTTGACAGATGGGGAAGTCATAGATAACATTAGTGAGCTGTTATTAGGCATTACCCATTGGATGCCGATCCCCTCTTTCGATGAGATACTCGAAGCCAACAGGGATGTATTGGAACGGATTAAGGAGAAAGGAGATTAAATAATGAGGTTTATATTAATTATACTTATGACAATCATGATGTTGTCTTGTGAAGGTGATATAGAACATAGGTTAAAAGGCGGAATGATGATTACTGTTAAGGGAGACACCATAAAGTTTTATGGAGGAACGTTGACTTATAAATACTTTGGCAAAAGAGATATCAGGAGTGTTGTAATTAATGAATAAAAATATAAAGGAAATTGATTATGAAAGATAAATCGAAATTAAAACATATAAGTATCCAATCTAAGGTGTCTCCTGAAGCGGCTGCATGTTTGGATGATATTGTCAAAAAGTATAAGTTTAAAAGTAGATATGAGGTGATGCAATATCTACTCACTGCGTTTTTGTCATACGTCAATCCTGATTACGGTGTGTCGGAAGATATAGATATATCATACGTGAACGAATTGTCAAAAGTATTTGAAGATTTCGAAAACAAAAAGAACAGAGTTATATCAACGAAGCCAAGAGGCAGGAAGTCATTAAGGATGGTAGGCTCGATATACATATTTAGCGAAATCGGTAAAAAAGGATATGTGGCAAGGAATATTAAGATAAACGGGGATGATATACATACCAACTCAAGGAATAGTGCATCATTGGAAACAGTGGTAAGACTCCTTTTCCCGTCTATAGCATCCCGATTAGACGGTATTGGCCGTACTATAGGAGAGTGTAGATATGAGGACATCATATCAGACTTGATAGAGCAATGCGGGATAACAGGTGAAGACAAATTACATAATGAGATTAGCAATGAGCTGAATCACATATCGCCAAGGATTGAATATGGTGTGGTCCCTAAAAAAACAAGAAGTAAAAGTGTTGATGATGAGCAAGGATTATAATTATAATAAGATGATCCGGTCAAGAGATTGGCTCATCTTGAGGAAGAAGAAGATTGGGAATAACCCATTTTGCGAAGAGTGTTTTTCAAAGGGGATTATAACTCCTGTGTCTGAGGTTCATCATGTTGTTCCTGTCGAGAGCGGAAGCAATGTGGAGGACATGAGACGATTGATGTTTGATTATAATAATTTGAAATCGCTGTGTCATGAGTGTCATACAAACATTCATGCCATGATGCATTCTCATACGAAAGAATATATTAAAGAACGCTCAAGGAAGGACGCAGAACGATTTGCAAAAAAATATTTTGAATGACCGAGGGGGGGGAGTTTTTTTAAAAGCCCCTACTTTTCTCAAATCCTCTACTCCTACCCAGAGAGATTTTTAGGATTCTGCGTTTTTTCTGTGGGGGTAAAATAGGGATTGCAAAATACGGGTCGGAATCAGCAAAAGTAGGTAGTCTTAAAATATTTAACTATATGGCTAAAAAAAAAGCGAATAACGAAATCGATAGTTTAAAAAGGTATATAAGGGGCATTCTCCAGGAGCGGGATAAATACTCAAAAGAAATGAGCTATCAGATAGAACTACTTGCTTCTGATCTTTTGGTTTTTCGTAGGATTCGCGATGAGGCTCTTAAGGAAGAAACTACTTTAACTGTTATTGAAAAAAGTAGGGAAAATTGTGACCGGGTGAAGGAAAACCCGGTGTTCATTTTGATGGCGAGATATGCCGATAGGGTTAGGAAAGATCTAAGATCGTTGATGATGAATCAAGAGATTCAACCGGGCGGTGAAGCCGGCAAGATAAAGGAAGATGATCCGTTGTCAAGACTAATGGAGCATCTTAATAAGGAAGATGATTAATGATGAATGAGAACGTAACTGCGAAGGATTTTAAACAAGGGTTCGTTGATAAGCTGCTCAGTATAGACATTGAGAGTTATCAACTTGATTCTATAGATCTGAGGTTGCATACTTATGTTTCCCAAGTGTGTAATTCCCCTGAAAATCATAATTTATATGAGATATTAGCCTTGTTAAAGTTCTTTCGGTTGATGGATAATTACGTTTTCCGTCCTTCTAAAGTCAAGCGGTTCGTGAAATTGTATGAGTCGCTGAAATTCTCCGGGATGGATGGGCGAAGATGTTATAAGTTGACTCCGATACAGTACTTTCAATTTGCTTCGATATTAGGATTTTACCATTGGGAAGATGTGGGGGATGCAACAGGGAAGCCGGATGATTTGGAAGGTAAATATCAGCGCGTGCTTGACCAGAGAAAATATGAACTGCGGCGGTTGGTTCGCGAAGCGATACTTTTTGTACCAAGAAAATTCTCGAAAACTACAAGCACGGCATCATTGGCTGTTAATGAGATGTTGTTTGGTGATGTGAATGCGCAGGCTTATACCGCTGCAAACTCTTACAAGCAGGCGAAGATCTGCTTCGGGGAAATATCGAAGATAATCAGGCAGTTGGACCCGAAAAAGAAATACTTTAAAGCGACACGGGAGACTTTGAATTGGAAACCGAATAAATTTGAAAGAGAATCGTTTGTGGAGTGCTTGACGGGTGGTGGTGATACCAAGGACGGATTGAATGCCTCATTGGTAATATTCGATGAATATGCTCAGGCGAAGTATGTGAAGGATCATTCGGATGGTGCAGAATTGCTACAGGTCCTTACATCATCTATGGGTGCAAGACGTGAACCTCTGACGATTATAATTACAACCGCAAGCCGCGTGGAGGATGGTCCATTTGCATTGGAGCTGGAGAATGCGAAGAAGGTATTATTGGGTGAGTATAATGACGATTCTCAATTTGCCAGCATCTTCCAGCCCGATGCGTGGGAGATGGATGAAGAAAGCATGGGGTGCCCCGCTGTGTGGAAGAAGTGCAATCCTCATATCGGTATTACGGTCCAGGAAAGTTATTATACCCAAAGATGGGCTAAGGCCCAACGTGATGCAGAGGCGATGATAGAGTTTAAGACGAAGCTTTTAAATATATTCGTGTCAGGAGGCATAAAAACTTGGATTTCCCAAAATTTAGCACGTTCCCTTTCCGTTAATTTGGATCTTGACTCAATAGATGGACGGCCGGAAACTATGGTCGCTATGGACCTTTCTGTAAGTGATGACTTCTCCGTTGTTGCTTATAATATATATAGCAGGAAATTGCGTAAATTCTTTGTGTGGCTTGATTGCTATATTCCGGAAGAAACCTTGGAAACCCATCCGAACAAAGAGTTGTACAAATATTGGAGGGATGCCGGCTATCTGAAGATTTGCCCGGGAGCTGTTATAAGCGATTCCATGATAGTGGAAGATGTGTTAAAACGTAACAGGTCGCTATGTATCTGCCAGATAGGATATGACGCATACAAGAGCCAGGAGGTAGTGAATGCATTATCGGCTGCGATATCGTCTACCGGTACAGACCCGAGTAGGATTTTGCGTGCAGTCCCTCAGACGTATGGGGCATTTACCTCGCCCGTAGAAACGTTTGAGATGGCGGCAAAATCCAATCCGCCAAAGGTCGCTTTGGCGAATAATCCTATATTATCCTATTGTTTTGGGAATTGCTATCTCGATGAAGACAGGATGGGCAATAAAAAACCCTTGAAAAGAAAGGAGAATTTGAAGATTGATGGGGCTATTGCTACTTTAATGACATTTTGGTTGTTTAATAACTATGAGCAATAGAGTAACCTATTACGGCTAATTCGTGGGTATATGAGCCGTGGTCATAATATTAAAACAGGCTCGATAAACCGATGGATAACTTTTTCAGATTTTTCAGACGAGAGGCAAAAACGGCATCCGGGAAGAATACTACGGTATCGACCGGCAATTTTAAGAGTAATATAATTTATGCCAACACAGATGAATCGGCAATGCGTATTGCAGCCGTATATAGGGCTGTGAATCTTATATCCGGTGCCGTAGCTACCCTTACGCTGCAATATAAGAGGCGTGATAGGGCTAAAAATTATTTTAAAATTTACGACAATGGGTATGGTGCAAGGGTAAATTATCTATTGAGTGTTCGCCCGAACGACAGAATGAATTCATTTACAATGATGAAGTATCTCGTTGCAATGATGCTGCTTAAGGGTAATGCGTATATATATCCTAAGAGGGCTGTTACCGGAGAGGTGGAGTCTCTTTTTTTATGTTCCCCCGGCTCTGTTGTGTATGATGTCTACTCCAATACCTACACGGTAAGTGACTTGGTTAACGGTATAAGCGGGACATTCCCGGCATCGGAAATCCTCCATTTTAAAAACATGTGCATGGATGGAGGTTATATGGGTAGGTCTACGGTATCCTATATCAAGGATACATTAAGTATAGCCACAACTGCCAATAATGAAACCCTGAAGAGGTTTGCCACAGGAGGCCGGCTAAAGGCAATCCTGCAAAACAATACCAGCGTGAAGGGATTCGGTGAATACCAGGATAAAGAACTTGATAAACAAGGACAGGATCTACAGGAGGACATCAACAAGGGTGAAGACATTTTGGTTGTAAGGGGTGATGGCACCCTGACTCCAATCAGTATGTCATCTTCCGATATGCAATTCTTGGAAATGGTGAAGCTGAATCTCCGTGATATAGCAAGAGCCTTCAATGTGCCTCCAAGCAAACTGATGGATGATACTAATGCCAACTACAAGAGTGTTGAAATGTCGAATGTGGGTTTTTATACAGAGGCATTGCAGCCCATAATCACAGAAATAGAGAGAGAATTTACGGCTAAAATGCTGAGTGTAAATACATACATGGATTATAAATTTTCGTTTAACCTTTCCAGCCTCTATGCCTTGGATGTTGACAGTAGAGGCAAGGCTAACCTGTCACGACTGGGGACGGGCCAAGCAACCGTTAATGATATAAGAAGAGAGAATGACAAGGAGCCTGTAGAGAAGGGTGACGAAGTTTATTTAAGCACAAATCTTGCTGTTTTAGGCAGTGCTAAGTTAAGCAAGGAGGGTAGTAATACGATACAGACGAGCGATGTGAAAAAAAAGGAGGAAGAAGATGATGATGAATGATGAGTTAAGAGTAGTGACATTGGAAGAACTCAAATTGCAGATGCATGAGGATTTCGAGGATGAGGATGCTATCATTACAACATATGGTATTGCAGCGGAAGATGTTGTCATTGACATGACGCGAAGATCTTATGAAGAGCTTTCGGCATGGGAGGGGCGTGGTTTTCCCGTCAGATTAAAATTAGCGATATTGATGTTGGCGGCACATTTTCACCGGAATAGAGAACCTGTTGCAGCTGTATCTCAAAACCCCGTTCCTTTTTCCGTGTCGGTGTTGGTAAAGCCATTTGTAAAACTTTCAGATAGAGAATAGAATATGTTGACCTCAGGAAGTTTGACGGAAAGAGTAGATATAATGGTGCCTATCGTTACAAGAGGCGATATGGGAGAACAGGTGGTTGAATTTACGAAGAAGGCTACCGTTTGGGCTGCTGTCCATTTTCAAAGGGGCGCGAATGTATTAACTATGGGAGAATCATGGCTTTCGCGAACTGTATCCGTAACTATGAGGAATAATAGTATAATCCATGATAGATGCCGTTTAAGGTGGGATGATAAGACTTATGCAATAGATAGCCTTAATCGCTCCAGGAGAGATGGCAGTATTACTATTGTTGCTTCGGTTTTGGACGAAAATGAGTAAATCGAGTAACCTGAAACAGGGTATCAAAAGTATTATAAAAAGGGCTGATGTGGCGGTCTCCTATAGGGCGGTCTCCTATAGAGGAACTAATAGGATGATTTAAAAAAGGCATTAAGATGGAAAACAAGCAAAAAAGGGAAATAAGATGCATGGTTGGAGGCAGATTCCAACCTCATATTAGAGAAGCCTCCGATGAGGCTCCTAATGAAAGGATAATAGAAGGGTATGCGATAGTTTTTGGGGTAGAGAGTCGGTTGTTGGTCGATTACTGGGAGGATTATAGGGAAATTATAGAACCCGGTGCTATTACGGAAGAGGATCTAAAGGGTATGGATATCAAGATGACCTTATGGCACAATCGGGAGAGGCTGTTGGCTCGATCGAACATGGGTGAAGGCTCTTTGAAATTAAGCGTTGATGAGACAGGTGTAAAGTATGAATTTGCAGCTCCTGATACCCCGGATGGTAATACGGCATTGGAGTTGGTAAAGCGTGGCGATCTTGCCGGCTCCTCATTTACATACTGGTCGGATGAATCAAGCTCTGTGAGGTACACCAAGGATAAGGATGGTATCTTATTGCGTCATGTTAACCGCTTGGATGCGGTTTTTGAAATGACTATAGCAAGTGATCCGGCATATACGCAAACCAGTGTGACCGCTCGTGAGATAGAATCAACCGGGATAAAGTTAAGGGAAAGAAAGCCTGTATCCACTATTGGCAGGAAGGTTGAGGAAATAGACCGGATAGAGAGAGAAGTTATTTTAAACACATGTAATATTTTATAATTATGAAATCAGGAAAGAAAACAGTACAGGAACTTTTGGTGGAAAGAAATTCTCTATTGGAGAAGAGAGAGGCCGTCAATATCCGCATGAATGAGTTGATCGATAAGGCTAAGGCTGAAAAACGTGACTTGTCACCCGATGAAAACATTGAGTATCAATCTCTGAAGAATGATTTTAACAAACATTCTCGCGAAATTCAGATGAATTTCGATCTGACAAACATGCAGAAGTCGGAAAAAAGAGAAGAAAAAAGCAAGAACCAACTGCTTAGAGAGTGCCTTCAAGCGGTGAAGAGCGCGGGAAAACCCGGTGATTTCGTTTTAGAGCGTGAATTTACAGGGTTGAATACAGCTTCCATTGAAGCCGGTGGCATGATTCCATTAACCATTAAGGATATCCTTCCTCCCTTGGAGATGGGGCTTATTTTTGACAAAGTGGGTATTCCGGTGCAGACAGGAGTAAGCGGGAATATCCAATGGCCTGTAATGGGATCGGTTGAGGCTGAAATCCAAGGGGAAACATTAGAACTGACCGACCAAACTATTGATTTGAGTAAGATTGCAGCCAAGCGTGTCAGATTAGGAATGTCAATATCGGTATCTAACCAGGCTATTACTGATAGTTACACCGATTTAGTGTCATTGATCCAGGGACAATTGCGGGCCGGATTGCAGAGGGTGTTGAATCGTGTAATTTTCTCCCATCAGGATTTTACAAGCGACCTTCACGGTCCCTTTGCAGGTGCGAAGGCGACAGGTGTGTTCGCCGGTGCTGTGCCGACTTACAAGGAGTTAATCGCGATGAAGGGAGCTGTAGCAGCAACAGGTGTGGAAATGGTAGGTTTTTGTTTTGTCATGAGCGAAGCAATGAAAGCTGCATTGGAAGCAACTCCAATTGACGCAGGAAGTGGCAGAATGGTTGTTGAAAATGGTGCGATTGGCGGATATCCGGTATTCTGTACCGAATATATCAATTACGGCTCTAATAAGAAGAAGGCAGACGTAGAGTATGTTGCGGCCGGATGTTTTGGCTACTTGCCGACAAATCAACACGGAGAAGTAAGATTGATTATTGATCCGTATACTCAAGCCAAGAAGGACGTAGTCGTTTTCACCTTAAACTCTGATTGGAGTATTACTACTCTGCGTAAGGAGGCATTCGCATTGTATAAGACTGCCGGGGCTTAGTAATAATTAATACCGGCTTATCCAAGCCGGTATTAGTCTTTGGTTATGGGTTTAAATAAACGACTCTTATACAATGCAAATGGTGCAAGAAAATCCGGTGTTGCCTTACAATTTGATGGGGATGAGGTAATGAGGATGCTTGACCGTATGCTTTTTGATAATGTAGTGAAAAAGAAGGATGTCCGTAAGATTATAAGGCAGGAAATTGCCCCGGCCCGAAAGGACGTGATTGCCGCAGCGAAAGGAGCCATGAAGTCCGATCCAAGAAACGCCAAGATAGGCGTAAAAACTATGGTTTACAAAAACGCCACAGGTGCTAATGTCAGCCTGTTTAACCGCAAGGGAAGTGCGAAGTCGGTTAAGGAATACAATCCGCCACGAGGTGGCAGATCAGGCATTAAGAGAAATCGGTCGGTCAGCAAGGATACTGCCCGGATAAATTCTTATCGTGGGCGTGACAGGGCTTTTATCCTGAGATTTATAAATGATGGAACAGAAGGCAGACATGCCTTTAAGAAGTCCAGGAGCAAAAACAATCGTACTGCCTATAGGGGAGCGATAGCGGCTAGGAACTTCTTTGGTGTGGCTGAAGAATCGATGAGGCGTGCGTCTGAAAGGATTTCCGACAGGGTGGTGCGGTTAATAACAGAAGTAAGCGAAGGAAAATGAGCATATTGATAAGTAAACATATAGTTAAACAGTTAAGTGCAGATCCGGAAATTGTAAAAAGTGTAGGTGATCGGATCTACCCGATAGTTATCCCGGAAGGCTCCAATTATCCATTTATCATGTTTGAGGACTACGGTTCAGGACCGGAGACAACGAAAGATGGTACATGTGAAGACAATGCGAGCTGCAATATTGCCATAGTAGCGAAAAACTACAATGAGGCGGTTACTGTGGCAAATAAGACACGTTATGTACTGGAAGGCAAGTTAGCAAGGTACGATGACTTCGAAGTGACAGAGTGTAATTTGGAATCATGGAGTAAAAACTATGATGCAGACTTACCGGCATACGTGGTAAGACTGACTTTGAATTTTAAAACGATTGATTTTTAACGATAAATTAATAGTAATATGGCAAAAGCAAAAGTATTGAATGGTAAGGATTTTATGATTTTTATGGGTGGTAAGGCTACAGCGTTGAGCACCAGCCATAAACTAACCTTATCAGCCGAAACATCCGATGCGGCTAGCAAGGATGATGGTATGTGGGATGAGAGTGTGGTCACAAAGATGTCATGGGAGGCATCGACAGAAGCATTGGTTAGTGCAGATCCCGAAGTAGAGAGTTTTGATACGATGTATGATAAGTTTATTGCCGGTGAACCTGTGGATGTTGTATTGGGTATCCCCGCCAATCTGAGCAATGATGGGGTCCCGGAACAAGGATGGAGTTCTCCTGCCACCAAGCAGAGCCAAATATACTATTCGGGCAAGGCATTGATTACTACGTTGGAACGCACGGATGCCAAGGGAAGTAATTCCTCCATGACGGTTAGTCTTAGAGGGCAGGGAAAACTTGATAAGAAAACCGGAGCAGGAGGTTATGCTTTAAAATCGCCCGTGGTCCCATCAGTCCAGGAAAAGGTTAACGAAAAGGGAGTTGAATGATGAGAACAGTGACTATCAAAGGTGTAGAGTATAACTTAAGATATACTCTACGCGCTTTATTTATCTACGAAGAGCTGAAGGGAGAGCCGTATTCTGGTGATAAGATTATAAATAACTATATATTGTTGTTTTCTATGCTGCTTGCCAATAACAAGGATTTCTCTTTGAGTTTTAATGAGGTGATTGAGGCATGTGACGATAATCCTTCTATTTTTCAAGAGTTTGTTTCTGTTTTGGAAGCGGAAAATGAAAGGGTAAGAAAAATGGCTGGGCATGATTCGGATAAAAAAAAAGCGAAGAAAACCGAAAAGGGATAAGTGTCATAAAACTATATGAAGAGGTAGTCGGTAAGGGAGGGCTTTCGCCCGAATATTTTTTTGACTGTATGACATTAAACGAATGTGCGGCTTTTATCAGAGGCATGAACCGGAAAGAACAAGAAGCGTGGGAGCGAACGAGAATGTTGATGTACGCTGTTGTACAGGTAAATTCGAGAGATCACCTTACACCTGATGCCTTGTTGCCTTTCCCATGGGATGAAGATCGGGAACCTATAGAAATAAATATGGACGAAGTTAATGAGCTTCGCCAAAGAGCTAAAAAATTTGAATATGAGTGACGCTATTGTTAGACTGTTGTTGAATACACAAGGATTTGACGGTAATTTGAAAAAATCAAAGAATGAGATAAGCCGTTTTAGCGATTTTCTGGCAGGTGCCGGAGGAGTTGTTACGAAATTTGCCGGAGGTTTGGGGGTAGCAATGACAGCCGGGGAAGCTTTCAATAAAACGTTGCAATCAAGCCAGGTTTTAGGTGATATGACTGCAAGCACTATGCAAGCGGCTAAAGAATCTGTAGATCAGTTCTTTTATTCCATAGGGAATGGGGAGTTTAGCAGCTTCTTAAGTGGGTTGGATGAAATAATTCAGAAGGCAAAAGAGGCATATGCGGCAATGGATCAGTTAGGGAACACTAAGATAAGTTATGGCTATTTTAGTTCTAAAAACGAAGCTCAAATACAAGAAGCACAGTATGTTGCGAAAAATAAGTTTGCTCCTTTGGAAGAGAGGGCTAAGGCTTTCGGGGATTGGCGGAAAGCCTTAGAGCAGCAGAAACAAATCAATGAAACGCTAAGGAGCGATTTGATGAGTGCTATAACAAAATCAGTAGAGTCTGAGATAGGCACTGGTAAGATAAAGGTTGGTTTTGAAGATGTAGAAATGGCTTTAAAAATTGATGTTACCGACCCCGCCAAGAGAGGCGAATTAAAAGAACGGTATTCGAATTCATATAACGCCTATCAAGCAAGGAAGGAATATCTTACAAAAGCAAGAAAAGGCGCATCGGATGAGGCTAGAATTGAGGGAATTGATAAGGAATTGGCTGAATTGGACAATATATATAAAGAGACTATCATAGTTAACGCAATGCTCAATAAATACAAGGATGAAGAGTTGAGTAATATTGCTTCCATGGCTTCGGAGTACCAAAAAACATCATCAGCCTTAAATTCGATTAGCAGGGAATACAATGAGACCGCTAACGAATTTAACAACGCAAACAAAGCGATAAAAGGGTTTGTTGCGGTGGCTAGCTTGGAGGGATATAAGGTATATACCGGTGAAACAGGGGATAAAAAGCCTATAAGGGGAAAGAGTGAATCTACAGATTTTCGAATGGCTTCATTCAACGCAGAGAACTGGGCGAATGAAGAGGCCAAAGGCTTGCACAATGCCTTACGGAAGAAGATAGAGTCAGGAGAGAAGATAAAAATCGTTCCCATCGAGGTTGATTTGGACAAGATAGATATTGCGGTAGATAAGGATAAGTTGCCTGATTTTTCTAGTCAGATAGATAAAAACAAACAGTATGCAGAATCGCTAGGTTATATAGGAGATGCATTTAGCAGCATAGGATCTATTGTTGACGATTCCAATGCAGCAGTAATACAATATTTCGCAAATCTTATAAACTCGATGGCAAGTGCAATTCCTATGATTGCATCTATGGTTACTGCAAAAAAGGCAGAGGCTAACGCAAACGCCGAAGCCGCAGCTACAGGCGCAGCTTCTTCTGTATCATCCATTCCATTTGTGGGACCTGCCATGGCTGTAGCTGCGGTAGCATCTATTTTAGCCGCTTTTGCTTCTATTCCCAAATTCGCGGATGGTGGTATCATTGGAGGCTCTTCCTTCTTTGGAGACAAGATGATTGCGCGTGTTAACAGTGGAGAGATGATACTGAATCAATCTCAGCAAGGGAGATTGTTCCAAATGATTAACAGCGGTAATTCGGGTGGAAATGTAAAGGTAGATGGAGAGATCAAGGTGCGAGGGAAGGCTATGTATATAGCTATTCGGAATTACATGAAATCAGAGAACATAAAATGGTAATATGGGACAGAGATACACAATACATTTTAAAGATTATCGCAACAATTCTTATGAGGTAAGAATATATATAGATGGATATTCCGGCACTGTATCAGAGTTGCGTGGCGCACCATCTGCTTTTGTCGTGACGGGGGATGATGAAGGTTTTATTTACCAACCTGTCCGCACGTCAACCGCTACTATTAATATTCTTGACAAGAATTTGTTACTGGATCTGTTTAGCGTCAATAGTCAGTATGCTCCGGTAAAGTTATACAAGAATGGCGTGTTGGCATGGACAGGATATATCACTCCGGAACAGTTTACACAACCCTATCTGCCAACCATTGACAACATAAGTGTTGACTGCGTCAGTGCCATAGCCACGCTTGAAAACATTAAGTATGAGCAGCAGACAGAATCGGGATTCATCACCGCAATGGAGTTGCTAAGATACCTTATATCTTCCGCCCATGGTGGCTATGAGTCCGTATATATCCCTTATGTGTATGCGTCTTCCTCCGCTGCTTACTCTTCAGGCGAGAACGTATTGGATAAACTCAGATTCGCGGAAGAGAACTTCACCTCAGATGAATTGATGCTGGATGAAGTATTGACCTACCTCATGCAGTTCTTTTCATGGACGCTGTATGATTACGAAGGCAGCCTGTATATCATCGATGCGGACTATACCGGTCAGTATCGCAAGTATAATGAGGCATTGACATCTTATACAATGGTGTCGGTGAATGATGCCACATTGCAGGATATCGGCTTCGCCGGCAGCGACAACACCATTGACGTCTTACCGGGTTATAATAAGGTTACTGTTAAAGCCGTCAACAATGTGTTTGAAGACTTGGTGGTTAATGAGGATTACGACAACCTGGAATGGGCGGGCGGTTCGAGTTACAGCGATAAGGATAAGTATGACATCAAGAGGTTTCTGAAACCGAAGGAATGGAAAATGTATTACTACGATCAGAACCGCCACGAAACCATACTGAGTACTAATATTAACGATAACATATTCGGGGCTGTCCTGATGAAGGAAGCGTTGTTCACCGGTGGTGGAGACCCGCCGGGGGATTATAATTGGGCTGACAGCATTCAGATGCGGTCTGCTACGGTAGATGGCGTGATGGTTTTTGACGAATACCAGAAGGAAACCCTGCCTGCCTTTACAATGAGGGGTCCTAATGCGGTCTGGAAGGACGGTGCCATCGGCATATCGGGAAGCATGCGTTTCCCGTCCGACAGCCGCATGAACTATATCTATGACGGTGACATGAATATCTCTGCCAATATTCCTTATGCATGCTCCCTTAAAATCGGGGATAAGTATTGGAACGGCAGTGGATGGCAATCCTCATTCGTCCGGTTTGAAATCGTTTTCGAGACGGACAATATCAAGAACTGGGCGAATGTGAAGAGCACGAAAACGCCCGACATGCCATATAGCGGACTGTCCGGGCACATCATCACTCTTCCATCGGACGTGCCGATTATCGGAGAATTGGAATTCACGATGTACTGTCGCAGGCAGAGGGTCGCTCAGGAGGTCGGTTTTGTCGCATACGGTGCCATTTTAAAGGACTTCCGATTTGACTACAAGAAGAGAGACGGTGTCATCGATGAAGGCGAAGATGGTGACCGCTTGTATGAGAATGTGGTCAACGATAAGTTCATGTCCGAACTTGACGAAGTTGAGTTCGGCATAAGCTCTTATAATGCGGACGGGGCTTCCTATAGCAAGGCACTGTTGGGAAATGACTTCTTGACGGATAACCTGTATTCCGCCATTGAGGGTAAACTTGTCAGACCCGAAGAAGCCTTCATCCGAAGGGTGATCAACCGTTATAAGGCAACCCAAATCAAGTTAACGCAGGTGATAAAAAACGATGGTTCTATCCATCCGTTTACCCGGTTGTATGACAAATCAGCGGTTAATAAGAGATTCATGCTGCTAAGCGGTGTATGGGACTATGAGCGGAATAATATTCAATTATCGATGGTAGAAAATGGCTGAGATTAAGATCATATCAAGAGTAATACCGCGTGGCGGGAGTGGAGCTTCTGCGCCTTCTGCTGGAGGGGGTTTCTCGGCTCCTGTTGACATATCGGGAAAGCTGGATAAGTCAGTATGGAACTCTGCATTCGAGTTGCACTATGATGATCCTGATGATCCTGAAAAATTGACAAGCATTGGCGCAAAAACTAATTTCTTTTCGGTGGGCGAGATATCCGTGTTTGGGAAAGGGGGCTCTTCCGGCGGTGGAGGTGGTGCCACTACGCTGCACATGCTGGAAGACGTTGATTTGGTGATGCCGATTCCGGACGGGGACGTGTTGACTTATGACGCGAAAAAAGGAAGATGGACCAACAAGAAGGGTGCCGGAGGTATTGACACGAAAGCCATGTGGGAAGAACTGGGGAAATCGGACATATCTAAAAAAATAGACATTTCCCACATACCGGATTTAGGGGATAAATATATAAGCCTGATAAAGTTAGGAGAGGTTTCTTATGGTCCGGATAAGGGCGTTATCTCCCTTCCTGCCTATCCGACCAAACTGTCGGATCTGAAAGATGATGTCATTGCAGGGAAGTACCTGCCTTTAACAGGCGGGACGATATCGGGAAATCTTGCCGTAACCGGGCATGTCCAAATCGGTAATGCCTTGCTGAAATATGACGCGACCAATAATGCCGTATATGTAGAGAAGGATGATGGGTCTATGGTTAATTTCTACGCTACGGGAGACCTTGCTGCGTTCGGTTCGACAACCGGTAGTGGAAGTGGTGCTACCTCATTGGGCATGCTGGACGATGTAGACCTGGTTACTCCTCTATCGGAAGGACAGGTATTGACCTACGACTCGGTTAAAAGCAAGTGGACGAATAAAAAAGGCGGTGGCGGTTTGGATATAGATGCCATGTGGGAAGAGCTTGCCAAGTCTGACACGTCCAAGGGAATTCATTTTTCCCACATACCGGACTTGGGCAGTGTATATGCTAAGCAGGTAAAGCTGGGCACGACTCCTTACAATGTATCTAATGGGGTGGTATCTCTTCCTGCGTACCCGACAAAACTGTCCCAATTGGAGGATGATATTATAACAGGAAAGTATCTGCCTTTGGCGGGCGGAACAGTAACAGGCAACCTTGCGATAAACGGAACTACGACCACTAATAATATAGTCCTGAACAAAGCCGGGAATTTTGGTAACAAAATAAACTTCGGTGACGGTGATTACGTATACTTGAAGGAGGCGTCTGATGATTCCTTGACTATCTACGGAAGCAAAAAAATATCCCTTAATGGTTCGGGATTCGGTTACAGTTTCGGTTCTGATGGGCTGATTCCCACATCGGGAAGCAAGAGCCTTGGCGGTGGATGGAATGGCAATATGTGGGATAGTGGTTGGTTTACTAAGATTGGGTGTTACGTGATTGGCGTCAACCCTAATGATGTCCACAATGATTATAATCCTTGGCATGGAATCAATTTTAGTTACAACAACAGGGTCGTAATGTCGGGTTATCATGGCATTGATTTCTACACTTCGGCAGGGTGTGTAGCTCAGTTCCAGCCGGATGGTATTGTTAATATCACGAATCTCTATTGCTACAACGATCTTCAATGTAGAGCATCATTCGTAAGCACGATGACAGACTATTGGGAGCACGAGTGGAGAATTTTCCAAAATGTAGATAACTGCGTATTCGGGGCTAATCAAATGGCGGTAATGTCAAACAGCGGCTCTGCTTGTAGACCTATCATTGGGTGGGAAGATATATTAAGTGGAGCCGGATTCATAACGAGATATACAATTGGTAGTATTAGACGCGTAAACAACTGGGGAAGCATGCTGATTGCGGTATCCAATTCGGATGATGGATCTACAAACGGCGTACATTTTCAATTAAACGGAGAAGGTACAGCGGACCTTGTTGCTTCGCGTTTTACTGTTTCCGGGAACTTCCTTGCAGAAGGTGAGGTTGCCGTCTATTCGGACGCCCGCTTAAAATCAAGTATAAAACCGCTACGGAACAGAGGGTTCATTACCCCTGTCAGCTATATCAAGGATGGAAAGGAAAGTATAGGGTTTATCGCACAGGATATGATAGAATTGTATCCTGAACTTGTATCTATAGGCAGCTCGAAAGAACACTACCTGTCCGTGAACTATGCCCAATATACGGCAGTATTGCAGGCGCAGATAATTGAGCTGCACAAAGAGATTGATGATTTGAAACGTAAATTTATAAATTAAAAACTATGGTTACATTATTGATTGTTTCGATTATTCTGTTTGTATCCTATATCGGATATACAGTCGGGATGTATGGTATCCCTGCAAGTATCAGTGACACATACTATCGGCTTGGAAAGAAGGGTTGGCTGTTCACGCTCTTCTGTCTTGCCGAATCTTCCCTGCTGGTTGCATCGTTCATCGAAGCCAGCAAGGAAGAATACCAATTCCTGGCGTTTATCGCAAGTGCATCATTGGCGTTTGTCGGCTCGGCTCCCTTGTTCAAGGAGGACTATAACCGCAATATCCATTATGTAAGCGCGGGAATCTGCGCGCTTGCCTCTCTTGTATGGCAAGTGCTGATGAGTTTTTGGTACGTCCCTCTTATAACCTTCCTTGGCGGTGTAATCGTATTGGCATGCTTTAAGTTTAGGAAGCCTGTGTTTTGGATGGAGATGTGTGCCTTTATCTCGACTTATATAACCCTGTTACTGCTCTACTGATATGGCTAACTCGAATAACGTAATTACGTCTCCTGTCAATCTGAGGAGTGACGTTGCTTCCGTTCTTGGGACGTCTGAAACGAATGTGAGCGGGTTATGCACGAGCCATGAGATTAATATGTGGTCAAGATGCAAGCCTGTCCATATTGCCTCTGCCGCTCCTGACAGGAGCATGCCATCTGACGGTGAAGGAGCTTGGTGGAAAGGCTCGATGAGGAATTGCGGCATTAAGCCGCCCCCTGTAGCATCTTATGAGGAAATCCCCAAGCTGTATACGGAAGACAAGATGAACGGATATACCTATGAGAGACCTTGGGGCGGAAGTGGGAGTCCGTACAGGTTGGCGGACTTTCTGTTGTACAAGCATAATGCATGGGCACCCATATTCGCATTTCAGTGCGATTCCAAAGTATCCCAATCCGGAACTATATCATGTTCGGTTGGAATCAACATTACCGATGTGGATAAGTCAGGACCCGGCTCTATAACGTTGTCCGATATAGATTTCGGAACTAACCTTGAAACATGGTGGTTTGGGGCGATGTTGGTTGACTCGTCCAACAGAATCGTAAGGAAACTGGCGAACGTGAAGCCGGGTGTGTCATTGGAAATGCCTGCCAGGGGTCTGACACTAGGTCAATATTATGATGTATATCCGTTTCTCTGCATGAATAAGATTGATAGCATCGATGACTTGGATTCGGTTAACTTGTTCCTGCCCGTTATGAACTGCTCTCCCGGCAGGGTTAAGTATGTATCGGAAGAAGAAGCGGGTGGTTTGGTAATCAATCTGAATGCAGAGTATGTGACGCATCCAATGACAGGCCTGAATACGGCTGTCAAGTGGGAACTCAAGTTAAAGGCTACCAATGGCAATATGACACTTCGCAACAATTGGATTAGTCTGCGATTCATAACGAGTGACGTGACCGACCCGTTCCAGGCAGGTGAGCAGCAAAAATCTTTAGGAGACAAGGATTTGACTCTGGACAATCCGGTTGTGATATCGGGTCAATTTGATTTGATGAATTTCTTGCAAGAGTACTATGTATATGTTACACTATCCAACGGAAAGTACACGAAGAAGGCTTATCCTTTGGCTTTGAACCCTAACCCATAATATACTAATCATTAAATTATACAGATATGGAACTGATACGAAAAAAAGAAAGTATTACAAGGCTTTATGAAAATGGCGAGGTCTCAAACAACACAACAAATGATATCCAATATATCGTATTGGATGGAGATTCTTATGTCGGCACAGCCTCTATCATGCCCACAGGGTTTACCATGACAGTAGGCATGAAAGCTCCCATCGAAGATATAGAGAGTATACTTAGAAGCATATTGTCTTCCATTCCCAAGGAAGGAGGTGCAAAATGAAAATCAACGAAATCATCAGAAAAATGAGTTTTTTACAACTCGTGCCTCTGAAATCGGATGAGGGTGCGCCACTTGCCAATAAAACGAAAGTGAAGATTATCTTGAATCTCGTAGCTTACGAAAGGGCAATGGAGAGCTTTAACGAGGATATGCGCGGTATCTATGCCAAGCTGAAGCCCGAAGGATATGACGCCCAAGCCTTCCCCCGCGTGACTGAGTTGGAGAAGAAAGAAAACATAAGCAACGAAGAAAAACAAGAGCTTGAGTCGATTAAGCAGAGTGAGGAATACCTCTCTTATGTTGATATGAAAAAAACATTGATGCGCGAGTTTGAAGAGGCAAGAGAATGCGCTTCGGCAGACAATGACTATACAGTCAGCGAAAGGACACTCACGGACGATGATTTGGTTTCCATTGCGGAAGTTATCCCTTCGGATAAGGAGTTTACAATCGGCAGGAATGAAGATGGGGAAATCAAGGTTAATGGCATCACCGTATTGGCGGAGATTGGCAGAATGTTTATAGTGTAAAAAAACTCCCTGCATACCTTCTCAGGCGGACAGGGAATCAAGATTAACTTTCGCGTTCCGGTTAACAAGGTTTTGCAAATATAACATTAAAAATTAATCCGACAAATGATTAGTGCAATAGTTAGAGATGGCATCGATAAGAGCGTAGCCGGAGGATTGGCAGGAATAGCTACCGCATTCGTTCAGGAGAGTATAGAACACATGATTCCGTGGCTGATAGTGTCTGCTGCCGTGATTATATGTGATTTAGCCTGCGGGCTGAGAAAGAGTATCATAATGGGCGAACAGGTTCGGTTCAGTCGGGCGGTAAGGCGAACCATGGGCAAGATGGTTACATACTTCAGCTTTGTTTTCATGGTGGTTATGATAAACAAGGCATCGGGTAGCCGTTACGACATTGATATGTATTCCTGCCTGATGGTGTGTTTTTTGGAAATGTGCTCGATTATCAGCAACATACTTAAGCCGAAGGGAATCGAGCTGAATATTGTCGAAGCGTTCAGGCTGATTTTCGGCAAGACATTAAAGGTTGACAAAGAAGATATTAAAGAAGTAATTAAGGAGGAAAAGAAATGAAGTTTTTTACAATTGCGGAGCTGTGCAAGTCCACGACTGCCGACCGCTTGGGTATCAACAACAGATGCAGACAGGAGCATGTAACGGCTCTTACTGCCTTGGTGGATAACGTGCTGGACCCATTACGCACATGGTGGGGAAAGCCTATAACAGTAAACAGCGGTTATCGCTGCCCGGAGCTGAATGAAGCCGTCAAGGGAAGCAAGTCTTCTCAGCACATGAAGGGTGAAGCAGCCGATATCGATACGGGAGACAGACAGCAGAATAAGCTGTTGTTTGAGTATATCCGCAAGAACCTGCCTTATGACCAGTTGATTGATGAGAGCAACTTCGCATGGGTACATGTAAGCTTTAGGGCAGATGGTAAGAATCGGAAACAGGTATTAAGTTTATAAAATCTACAATTATGGCATTAAAGGATATAACCGGCAATTTTGCAGCATCCGGCTCCAATCAGGAGTATAAGTTTCAGCCTGCTGCGTCTACATTTGGTTTGCAATTGGTATTCGATACACATCCTTCCAAGGTGGTATTGTATCAGAGTTTGGACGGTGAGAGTTGGGTGGCGTTTGAAGTCGATTACGGGGTTGGAACAGTTTGGCAGAAGAACATCGAAGGTGTTATTGGTGAGTCGCATATCAAGATTCAGTGCAATGTTAAGCCTGTCAAGGCATTAATTTTGGAGTGATTATGAAGGTTAACACAATATCTTTAAATTCGGTGCGGTTGAATACAATCGCACTGAATCACATTGGCGAAATCCGTTCGGGTGGCGGTGGTTCCAAGCCTTCCCCTATCCCTCAATGGATAAGGGAGCACGTTGTCTTTTATTACGACGTAAAGAAGCAAGGTGCGACCAACGAAACGTTGAAGGAGTCTGCTTACTTGCAGGACTTGTCGGGTAAAGGAAGAAGGATGAAATTAAATAACTTTCTCTTCGACATGATGAGCGGTGTAGATGGGTATAAGAATGAAACGTTTGAGACTGTTCCTAACAATACTAATATAAAATGGAGTCACCTATCTTATTACTCAATAGAAGGTAAACCTACTCAAAAATCTACAGACTTTGGACTTTACAGGGTTAAAAACAATGTCAATAAAGTTCTATATTTAAAATGGAACATAGAAGGGATACAAGAAGGAAATAAGGTTTATTTGGTTCAATATAATAATGAAAGCACAAGAATTGAGTTAACCAATGGTGTTAACGACATAGCCTTTGATACGACTAATAGCGATAACCCGGAATATGGTTATGTGACCATTATCTCCGACCAACCCTACTCCACAGACATCACCATTACTCAAATACCCGAATATCCCGGTGCATTAGTGACAGATGGTGTAGATGATTACGGATTGGTAGAGAATCTGAGTAGTGGAGTGAAGATGCTGTTTATGACGGTTAATCCTATGATGCTCGATAGATGTTTATACGACCAACGCTTTACATCAGGTTTGCATTTATTTGCAGTAGTAACTACAAGTGATAAGATTGCTTATAATAACTATAATAGTAAAGGAAAAACTTATATTAACGGCGTATTGAATGAAAGTCAAACTTCCAATGAGCTTCAAAACGAGAAACAAATCATAACGATAGTAAATTCAGAAGTAAATGAAACCAACTCATTATCTCCTAATTTCTTTAGAATAAGGGGAGGTGGTTTAAGAATGAAATGCGCATTCTATAACTCCATAGCCTTTGACTCCATACCAACAGAGGCAGACGGATTCACAGAGCAAGAATTAATTGATTACGTATTAACTAATATAATTGGACAATGAGATATACAATCGTTACGATAGAATGGCTGACCCAACATGGATTGTTGGCTCTGCCGATAATGCGAAGCAACGCAGACGGTACGAAAGTAGTGCTGCATGAGGAATTCGTTAACCTCTTCCCAAGGGACTCCTTCCCCACCTACAGAATGGATGACCCCGAATTCGTACAAATCATGGAATCGGAAGAATGGAATCACGAACCGCAACCTTATAGTGCTGATTACATATTGGCTGCATCCGCACAAAACATGGTGGAATCCGCTAAAAAACAGATACAGACATTGAGCCTGACAGACAGCGAATCTCTGAAGGTTAAATCGCTGTATCCCGATTGGGCGGAATTCATAGACGAATCCTTATCCAAGGGGGATAAGGTTAATTACAAGGAACACCTGTATAAGGTCCGGCAAGATATCCCTATGGTTTTGGAGAGCCAATATCCCGGCATGGCTACGGCAGCACTCTACGAAGTGGTTGTAGAGACCGCATCAGGCACCAAGGATGACCCTATACCCTATACACCTCCTATGGAGATATTCAAAAATAAGTACTATACTCAGAATGACGTATTGTATATCTGCACAAGGGACAGCGGTCAGGCATTGACCCATGACTTAAGCAGCTTGGTAGGGTTGTATGTTAATGTTGCAACTAAAACCAAATTGAAATGAAATGGCTTCCTTACATATTACTGATTGTACTCGCTTTCGGTTTAGGATGGTTCGCAAAGCCATCCCCCGAAGCAGTTATAGAGGCAAGAACGGATACGGTATTCAGTTCAAGCCTTGTGATAAGAAGGGATACGGTCCCCTACTACCTTCCTACTCCTTTGATTTGCTGGCACACGGGCGATACTATCCATGTAGGTGATACGGTGCTCCCTGTCGAGCAGAAGATATACCGGGACAGTAACTATACGGCTTATGTCAGTGGTTATAACCCGAACTTGGACAGTTTGAAGGTATATCCTAAGACTGTCACGGTTACTAATGATATCCATCATGTGATGAAAGTAAAACCTCGTAGATGGGGTATGTCAATCACTGCCGGCTATGGATTTGGCAAGGATGGGCTATCACCGGCTGTCGTGGTTGGATTAAGTTATAGAATTTGGTAAAATGTATAATATGGACGATATTCAGATTTTCAAGAATGAGGTTTTTGGCGAAGTGAGAGTAGCCGGGACCAGTGAAGAACCGTTATTCTGCCTTGCGGATATTTGTAGGATACTTGATTTACACACAGGTATGACCAAACAGAGGTTAGATGCAAAGGGTGTAAGTTTGATTGACACCCCTACAAATGGAGGTGTACAGCAGCTTATATATATGAGCGAAAAGAACCTCTATAAAACGATTATGCGCTCAGACAAGCCACAAGCCGAACCTTTCCAGGATTGGGTATGTGGCGAAGTCCTTCCTTCTATCCGCAAACATGGCGGTTATCTTACGCCTGATAAAATAGAAGAGGTATTGAGCAATCCGGATACCATTATACGTTTGGCGATGCAACTCAAGGATGAGCAATCCAAGAGAAGGGATGCAGAGCAGCATATAGCCATCCTGACCCATACGAACAAAACCTATACGGCTACGGAAGTTGCAAAAGAAATAGGTATGCGTTCGGCTGCTGAGTTGAACAGATGGCTTGAGAGTGAGAAAGTACAGTATAAGGTAAACGGAACATGGGTGCCTTGTGCCGGTTATGCGAATTTGGCGTGGTTTGAAATCAAGCAGGAAGAGCTGGACAGCGGACGTATAATTTATCATAGGAAGATAACCGGTATTGGCCGTGACGGAATTATTAATCTTTATCAGAAGGGAGGGTGAGATGAAATAAGACATCATATCGGGAATTATTCTCGCAATACTACGAGTAGAAGCGTAGTAATAACAAAAGCAGTTCTTTTACGGCTTAGAATGAAAAGAAAGCCGTCCTCCTTAATGATTGACAGTCGACAGGAGATGAACACCCAAGGCATTGTTTACGGCTTTCTTAAGTTGTAACAAGGTTTTGGGTGTTTTGTTTTCCAATCTTTAAAAAAAGTATCGATGAGAATAGAGGAATTATATCAGGATATCATAATTATGGTATGTAATGTTACAGGCATTGATGAGGCTGACATATTGCATAGCAACCGCGAAGAGTGTGCCGATGCCCGATACCTGCTTGTAATGGCGTTATCCAAGATGATGACCGATGAGGAAATTGGCAGGGTCATACACAGGACCAGGCAGGGTGTATCTTATATCCGCTCTAACAGGGCAAAATTAAGCAAGTGGATTGTGGCAAGCAATTGGCAAGTAATCAGCAAGTATATCGCAAGCAAGTATTTCATTTGCCGCTGAATTATGGCTTTCTTTGCATGTAGCCCAATGAAGGGCTGCAATACAAAATACAAGTTATATGGAAGCAGAAGTAAAACAAGTAATCAAGGAAAAGGAGTATGTCCATGGCGAAGATCGTAAGGAATATGCTTCTAAGGGCGTGGGTAACGCAGCATTGACTACCGGTATTATCGGTACGGCTCTGGGTGCAGCCGCATTATGGGGTCGCGGAGGCCGCATTTTTGGTGGCGGTGGCGGTATGCCGGAAAACGTAAACATCAATACGGTCAGTGATGCCATTGCCGGACGTTCGGGTGTGGCTCCTACGGCATTCCAGGCGTGGGAGAAGGGATGTGAGGAAGCTTTGAGTTTGACCAATACCATTTGGGGGATTAAAGTCAACACTCAGGAACAGATGTATGCACATCGCGAGATAGACATTAACGAGAAATGGCAGCTCTACAAGTCACAGGTAGACGGTGACTTCGGAAATTACAAGGTTTCCCGTGATCTGTACGATAACATGAATGACAAGCTGAACACAGCTGCATTCGGTCTGTACAAGGGACAGCGTGACCTTTACGACACACTCAATGAACGTTACTCCGCCAAGTTCTGTGAGCTGGATAAGAAGGTATACGGAATGGAAGTTGCCAACCTGTACCAGAACAAGATCATTCAAATGGGCATGGATAGCGTCCTGAAGGAAAGCATGTGCTATACGGACCGCAAGACATGCCGTGCAATCTATGGTGTGGTGGGTTTGCCTTCAACCCCGACAGTCAGCGTGCTGGAAGGGGCGAATCCTTACGGATGCAACTGCCGCCCGCAGTCAACCGCACCAAGCGCGTAAGACGTAAGAAACGTTAGTGGTAAGTCCCTTCGGGGGGGCATACCACTTTCTTTATTAACCACTGACAAAAAAAATAATGAATATGTTTGAAAATGACCCTCTACTTACATCCGGGCGTAACCTGGAACAGTTGGCGCAGGAAAATGAGATGTACCAGCAGAAGCTACAGGCCTTGCAGCAGTTCCCCAAGACGCGGCCCGTACAGCATACCGCAACTCCTGTTTGGGATGAGATAGACCGTATTGTCTCATCTCTCAACGATCAGGAGCGCGGCATCCTCAGCAACAACAAGGAATATTACGATAACAGCATGGCTATACAGGAGATGGTTAATGCCGAACTGCTTCTGCTGGTCAAGGGCAGGATAGAAGCGTCTGCCGAAGGCAAGGCCATATTGGAGCAGCAGCTATCATTCGTAAGGCGGACATCGAAAACAGCCAAGGAAGAGACCGCCAGGCGTGATGCCTTGTTCCGGGAGTACGTGACGGAACATAGTGATATGACATGGCAGGAGTTCATCGACTGGAAGAATGGAAAACCTCAATCTAAATCAAAAAAATGATGGAAGCAAAGAAAAGTATAACAGAAATTAAGGACAAGATGGCTGATTCGCTATTGCTGTGGATTGATGATAGGATTGACACGCTGGTTGAGGCTAACCCGAAGCTGAAGGTCGCTTCGGTGTACCTGAAAAGGGGTGCAAAAAACTATATCGCCAAAGAAAGAGACAACCTGAATACAATGATTGACAATGCCTCTTTGTTTTTGTGCGATGAAAGCGGCAACATTGATGCGGATATGCTGTTTAATGACCTCATAGTAATGTTTCGCGAGATGGATGAGATGCCGTTCGGGAAAGGTTTTATCCGTGGAACTATAGGTAAGGGAAATATCCGCATTGCTCTTCCCGATAATCCGGTATCGAATATCCTGTTTGGCAATACAGGGGCTATCAGGATAACAGATGCCGACCTGATAGAGCTTAAGAAGCTGATGATGGAATGATATATTGAAAGTAAAAACAAACGTTTGTCTATCAAAAAGACAGAAGTGTCCAGAGAAAACAAAACAGATTGATAATATATAATATTAACGACATGGAATATAAGGATATGATTAGGGATGCCAAGGCTAACGGTGTAGCCTCCGACAAGGCAATGTGGCAGAGCGTGGACACATTGAGTGATATGCTGTGTATCCTCAGGGATGAGCATCCGGACGAATACTGGCGTTTTATGCGCAAGCAGCACTCCATACTGTACGGCAACCACTACGATAGGGATTTTGCCGAAATGGACGTAGAGGGTATACGTTATACAGGACCGTCCGGTGAGAAGAGAACCGGTGCCCATTGGACTGCCGATCAGATAGAGGAAGCTGCAAGGGGAATGTCTTTCCCTTCGGGTACAACCAAGTGGGATAAGTATGTCGCGTTTAACTCGTTTTATGCCGATATGTGTATGGTCTGTGATGATGCTCAGATCCTCAAGGGTGCCCATAGGTTTTACTTTGCCGACGAGGACGCCCCGCAAGGCAAGATATGGGTGTATATGGCTGCAATGTATGACGCCAGGAAGTAGGTATAGGGATATTCTTGCAAAGATTGGGCATGCGCTGGGTTGCAGGGTTGATTTTATAGAGGATAAATAGATTGGTAAAAGTCCCCGGTTTGATGAAATCGGGGACTAAAACAGGGACTGTTTAGTAAGGGATAAGATTGAATAAAAACGCTGTGATAAATATAAATCCGCTTCACGGTACTTTAAAACAGCGTATTATGCGATAAAACGCAAAACGGGAGCTATTAATTAGTTCTCATCGGGTGTACGAATTTAGCAATCTCCTGACCAACTTCAGTCAGGAGGTTTTTCTAAATAATACTTTCCTTCTGTGAACCTTTTTTCTTCGTTCTAGTTATTCAGTTATGAAAC